CTTTGAGATTGTTGCACTTGGAGCAAATAACCTAAATGACGCACAAAAAGAAAACGTACATAATGTTTTATTTTATAAGGTAAAGTCCCCAGTAGTTGGTGATGTAACAATTCAGCAGACCACTCCTGCTATTCCAATTAAACTATACGAAGGACTTACAAATATTATTGTTGATGATGGAAGATTTACTGGCCAATACAGAATGGCATCTGAAGATAACCCAACGGTATACGATCTATCTGTTGAGTATCAGGACATTGGAACTAGAAGAAGATTCTTTCTCTATTTAAATAACAACCTGGTTGCAACCGTTGATGACACAGAACCTCTACCAGCCTACAACAACATGGCCCTTTTTGTTCGTGGATCCTCTAGAGTTATGTTTGAAAATATTTATGCACTAGCAAACAACTACTCACAGAACACAGCCTTTAAACTTAACACCCCAATTGCATCAGTCTTTGGTGATTCTGAAATTAATGCAAATGATTCATTCATGAGATACTCAATGAGCGGAGTAGTACAGGGATCATACTTAACTGGAATTAGTTCTTCAGAGCCAACCAAGTTTAATATGTACTTTGATGAGTTTGGAACAATCATGCGTGAGGCAGCATCATTTAATGTAAGATACGACAAAGCATACCCTGCTCTTTATGCAAAAATGTCTCCAACATTTAATAGGCTAAAAGGATATACTATTTCTGGTTTTAGGGCTGGCTCATACGGCGCAGAGTTCTTGATCTTTAACTCAACAGACACAGCACTAAGTCTTGACGAAAGCAGCGGTAACTATTTAAGAATTCAGGGTATAACATTTACACAGCAGAATGAAAACGATTTGACTGTAGATGAATACTTTACCAAGAATAGCAATCTATCAGATCCACAATTTGTTGGAACTACATTAATCTCATACCCAAATAAAATATCAAAAGACTATGAAGACATTAAGTTAAGCAGAATGTCTTATGGCAAGAAAGACTTTACTATTCAGGTACCATACATTCAGTCACATGGAGATGCAGAAAGCCTTATGTCTTGGGTTATTAAAAAAATAATGAAACCAAGAAAATCTATTGGAGTTAGAATTTTTGCAAACCCAATGATTCAACTTGGAGACATTGTTAGTGTTGACTATGTTGAAAATGGAATTGATAAGGCTGGAACATCTGATTCAAGGTTTGTTATTTACAATATTGAATACTCCAAAGGAAAGGCTGGACCAGAAATGAAACTATTCTTAAGCGAGGTTGTTTCATGACAATAGATTCAACAGCCAATCAGCCAGCAGCAAGTTCACAAGCCGTAGTTAATCCAGCAGTACTTGTTGCCACACCAGCCCTTATTGCTCTAAGCAATCCAGCACTTGACATTGACATCATGGCAGACCTTATCTTTGAAAATATTGGTGGGCAAGAATTAATCAATATAGCCAGAAATGATCTTGTCAATGGACAAGATGTTATTTATACTCCAATTAAAAATCTAAGAGATTTATACTTACAATACAATGCTAATAATATAATTAAACTTGAAAATACTGCAGACACATACTTCAAAAATTTTCCAATAAGACTTGAAAATAAATTACCATACACCTCTACAGGTATTATTGAAGAAGTAGTCCTTGTAGATTCTGATGGAAACCTTGTTATAAATGTTTCTAATCTAGAGTCAGATGAGCAGGTAGAGGTTCAGATATTAAACTCTGGAGAGATACTTGATGGTACAATATATCAGGGGACGGTATAACAATGATAACTAATACAGGTAAGAATATTCTAGCAAAGTACCTAGTAGGACAGGCACCAGCATATGCCTCATACATTGCTGTTGGCTGTGGACCTACCCCACTAGCACTTGATGGAGAATACGGAGACTACTCAGAAAAACAGTCTTTAGATTTTGAAATGTTTAGAGTTCCAATTACTTCTCGTGGATATGTTACAGAGAATGGCCAATCAAAGATTGTGTTTACTGCAGAACTTCCTACAGCAGAAAGATATGAAATAACAGAGGTGGGTGTTTGGTCAGCAGGATCAAATCCAACTGCTGGATCTTATGACAGCAAGACTCTTTATTCTTTTAGTACTAACGAGAACTGGGAGCATCACGTAGACACCAACTCACTAAGCATTCCAAGTATACAAATACCTTTGGGTGAGAACAATGTGATTACTGGCTCATACAAGTTAGACTCAGCAAGAAAGTATTCATCAACGGGGACACTTACAGAACTTCCAGTATTTCAAACAAATGCAGATAATGTAATTTTTACAAACTCTGAAAGAGTCAACAGATATGAAAGATGTAGGTTTTTAAACAATACAATGGTTGTTAGAGGGGATTTAACGAACATGTCTGTTTCTGCAGGAAGACTTGTTGTTCCAAACAACTCTAAGCACATACACTTGACTGGAGTAGGGTTAGACCTTAATAAAAATGCTCCATCAGATGAGTTAAGGTTAGCCTTTTCTGTAATCAATAAAGACGGAGAGTCTGCAGTTCAGCCAGATGAGGTTAGAATAATGGTAGAGTTTGCAGAGTCAGATGTTCATGGCACTGGTCAGTGGGCAAGATTTGAAATAATTATAAAAGAATCAGATTTAGATGTAGATTTTGCAACAAATAGATATTTTATTTCGAAGAAAAAATTAGAAGATTTATACAAGAGCACTGGATTTACCTGGAGCGTTGTAGATGTTGTTAAAATTTTTGCATCAGTAATTAAAAATGGCTCAGTATCTTCTGACTATTATGTTTGTTTTGATGCACTAAGACTAGAAAACATAACATCTACAAACCCAATTTATGGTTTAAGCGGTTACTCTGTTATCAAAAACACAGCGTCTCAGCCAATCCTTAAGTATCCCAATACAACAAATCACATTGAATTTAGATTTGGCATGGATGTACTATAGTGGCAGAGCCAATAATTAAAAAGGTAATTATTAAAAAAGAAGACCTTCCAGCATTTAATGGTGCAACAGGAGAGTATTCAGTTAGATATAGAATTGTTTCTGAAGATAAGAATAGATACTCTCACTGGTCCCCATACTATTCAGTTGCAGTCCAAATGTTTCCCACAGTTCAATGTTCTGTCGTAGTAACAAACAAAGTAGTAAATATGGTATGGCAACAGCCAAGTGGCTTAGCAGTAAAACAATATGATATTTACTTTAAAACTGGAACAGGTCCAACTGCAGTCTGGCAATATATGGCTACAACAACGACTACACAGTTTTCAACTTTGATTGCTGACACAGTTTCTACACTAACAGTTGCAGTACAAATACCAGCATATCCAAAAGAATACACACCATCTGCTGCAATTTTTACCTCTGCGCCACTTGCGGTTTAGTGGTATAATTATATAACCATGGCAAAAATACCACTACCAGAGCGTGGGCAACCACTAGATGTAACCTATATTTCTCAGATGGCACAGGCAATTAATGAATTATCAACTGCCATATCTCCAGCCACGTATAAATATACATCAATTGACACACCCAATGCTGGAAGACAAAACATAAAAGGCAGTGAAGCAAGAGTAATTGCTGGAAATGTACGTGTTGTAAATAGTGGAACGATTACTGCTGGAGAAGAAAAATCTTTTACATACTCATTTCCTGGAGAATTTAAGTACACACCAATTGCAACAGCCACTGCACTTAACACTGGTAACACCGTTGCTGGTAAAAATGTTACAGTAGTATTAAAAAGCATAACCACATCTGGACTTGAGGGAATGGTTAGATTTAATACCTCTGGTGATGTATCTATAGATGTTAATCTAATTATCATCGGCGTACCAAACTAATGCTGAAATGTTTTAGATGTAATGGAAGAATGTTCCTTGACAGACAATACAGTACAGTTAGTCATCTTGAAACATATTGCATTAAATGTGGATCAAGAAATTTCTTTCATCCACCACAAGAGTCTTTGGAGGGGCAATGGCTGTTAAAAAAGGAAGTATCGAGAGTGAAGGCTACAATGTCCTCCCTGTAATACAGGGAAATAAAAAGGTTTGGTTTCTTAATGGAGACCTTGTAAGAATTTATCATTTAAATAAATCCAATGGAATTATGTCTGTTTATAATATTACAAAAGATCAAGTTGAAAGTTGTCTAATTGGTGACTTTAAAAAGAAAAGAGAGCGAGCATACACTGTTGGCCAGACTGCTGATTTAGTTAATCGTCATAAAAAATATATGCCGTCACTAATGAAACGAGGAGTCATTCCATTTCCAACGGGATCTCAAAAAGGTGGAGCAAGAGGATTTCAAGTAAGATCATATTACTCTGAGTCGCAAGTAAAAGAGATACGTGATATACTTGCATCACACCATATTGGAAGACCAAGAAAAGATAATTTAATTACAAATGATATTACGCCTAGCAAACAAGAGTTGACACGAAGAATGGGCGATGGTATACTTACATATACGAGAACTGAAGATGGACGATTTATTCCAGTGTGGAGTGAGTCTATTTAACGAAGGGTATGAAATGGAAAACGAAGACACAAAGGTATCTGTTACACTTGGATACACGCTTAACCTTGGTAACTTTCAATCTCTAAGACTTGATCTTGGAATCATTGATAGCAAGCGTGACGGAGAAAACACAAACGATGCTTTTGAGCGTGTGTATAAATTTGTTGAAGATAAGTTAACTGAAAAGATTAACGAAGCAAAGGCTGAGATTAACGAATAATGGCTGAACGCAAAGACCGCATGGCTTTGCTTTCAAGATACAGTAAGTATCATACCGTAAGGTACGAATCAAAGCCATCTCTAAACTTAAACGTAGAACAGTGGGCATCCGATGCCCTTGTAGAGTCATACGGATTGTCAGGATGCTACGATATACTTGAGTATTACTTTAAGGTTGCAGAAACTCCTTCTTGGAATTATTTTGCATACAACGCAGAAAAAATATTGCAGGCACAAAAAGATAAAAAGAAAGACGATGAAGAGAGAGCAGAGCGTAGAAGAATGGCAAAGGAGTGGCTAAGTGAATAATACAGAAGCAAAAGTAATTTCAGCAGTCCTCAATGATAAACAAGTCCATGTACTTCTTCAGGCAAATGTAGACAATCTTCTTAGAACCCATAACGATGTTTGGGAGTTTATTAGAAATTACTTTGAGCACAATAGTTCTGTTCCACCACTTAATCTTGTTGTAGATAAATTTAGAGACTTCCAGCCAATTGACGGGGTAGGGGCAACAAAGCATCACCTTGAAGAATTACAGACAGAGTATTTAACTGATAGCCTAAAAGATATTTTACGTTCTGCTGCTGGAGATGTTCAGCAAGGTGAAGGCAATAAAGCATTAGATAATCTAATTACACAAACATCAGAATTAAAAAAGAATACTTCAGCAATCCGTGATATTGATGTAACAGATCTTGAATCAGCAGTTGCTTATTTTGAAAATCTTAAAGTTCAGCAGGCTGCAGGACATGTTGGTATCAAAACTGGATTACCAGGATTTGATAACTACCTTCCTTCAGGAATCATGCCAGGGCAGTTAGGAGTCTTCCTTGCATACCCAGGTATCGGAAAGTCGTGGCTGGCTCTCTACTTCGCTGTACAGGCCTGGAAGCAGGGCAAGACACCCCTTGTAATTTCACTTGAGATGTCAGAGACAGAGGTTCGTAATCGTGTATTTACAATTATGGGTGAAGGTATTTGGTCCCACAGAAAATTAAGTAACGGAGATGTAGAGTTAGATACTCTTAAGGCTTGGCATGCTAAGCATCTACAGGGTAAGCCAGAGTTCCACATCATCTCAAATGATCAAGGTGGAGAAATCAATCCGTCAGTTCTTCGTGGAAAGATTGATCAGTACAAGCCAGATTTTGTAATCGTTGACTACCTTCAGTTGATGGCTCCTAATCAAAAGTCAGATAATGAAACGGTACGAATGAAGAACCTTTCAAGAGAACTTAAACTTATGGCTATTGGCGAAGAAGTTCCTATTATTGCTATTTCATCTGCCACTCCTGATGATGCAAATGACCTAACAAGTGTTCCAACTCTTGGACAGACTTCTTGGTCAAGACAGATTGCTTATGATGCTGACTGGGTTATTGCACTTGGCCGTGCCCAAAACAGCGATGTAATTGAGTGTGCATTTAGGAAGAACCGTAATGGTTTTATGGGAGACTTTCTTGTTCAAGTTGATTTTGACAAGGGATACTACAGATATAAAGATTTTGAAGATAAGTCGGTATAATATGTTACATGGCGAACTATCATCACAAGCCCATAAAGAAGTTCAATTTAAGTGGAGTCATCTACGATGAGTCAGCCATTGGTCGACTTAGACAAGAGTACACCAGGCTTATTGAGTCTGAAATGCGCTTGTCTGGATATGTACCTAGGCTTGACATTGACATAGATTTTACAATAGACTATAATGAGAAGAAGAAGTATTTTGAGTTTGAAATAACAGTACACGGTATACACACAGGGAGAAAGCAAAGCGAATGGATAGAAGGAATAGATGGAAGCAAACCAATTTATACACTAAAGAGCAAATCAAAAGAGTTCTCACAGGAACAGGTGTAACAATTGAGTCTGAGATTGATTCAGACTATATAATCTTTTGTCCTTACCATAATAACAATAGGACCCCTGCAGGTGAAGTAGATAAGTTTAACGGAACATTTTTTTGTTTCTCATGTCAAAAGGTTGCAAACTTTGTAGAGTTTACAATGCACATGTCTGGAAGAACATACTTTGAGGCCGTTAGATTTATTAAGGGCAAAGAAACAGAGTCAGACCTAACCAAAGAAATTAACAAGCAACTATACGCAAAGCCTGACTTCGTACCGTTTGATGAATTAATTATTAAGAGATTGAATAATGGCTTGATTACTTCTGATAGAGCAAAAGACTACTTCACCTATAGAAAAATTACTCCTGTGTCTTGGTCTAAGTTTTCTTTAGGCTATTCAGAAAAACAAGATATGGTAACAGTTCCAGTCCACAGCCCAGATGGCATACCTGTTGGCTTTGTTGGAAGATCTATTGAAGGAAAAGATTTTAAAAATACTCCAGGACTTCCTAAAGCAAAAACACTTTTTAATTTAAATCGGGTAAAGACTGCAGAGAAGGTTTATGTTGTTGAGTCATCCTTTGATGCTATTCGATTAGATCAAGTAGGGGTACCAGCAGTAGCAACTCTAGGTGCCAATGTGTCTAACACACAAATAGAATTGCTTCAGAAGTATTTCAATAACATTATTGTTATTGCTGACAACGATGAAGCGGGAGGAAATATGAAAGATAAGATAATTGAAAAACTCGGCTCTCGTGTTTCCGTTATACAACTAAATAAGCAGTACAAGGATATAGGCGATATGGACGATACGTCAATAAAAGAACTAGAGTTTCAGTTTGACAAATCAATACAGTCTATGCTAAACTAATATCAATAACAAAAGGAGAAATAAAATGAGCGTAATTAAAGGACTAAAAGAAATCAATGCACTACTTGACAAGCCAAAGTTTGAAAGTAATGGACAAAAGGTTCGTTGGGTAAAGTTGGCTGATGCACAATCAGCAAAGATCCGTTTTGTAGAAGAACTAGATCAGGATTCAGCAAACTATTCAGAAGACCGTGGTCTTTCTGTTGTAGTTGCAGAACACACAAATCCAAAGGACTATAAGCGTAAGGCTGCATGTACTGTGGATTCAGAAGGTCGCTGCTTTGGTTGCGAGATGGATCGCAAAGAGCCAAAGGTTGGTTGGAGAGCACGTATGCGCTTCTACTGCAATGTTTTGATTAACGATGGAACCGAAGACCCATACATTGCTGTGTGGTCTCAAGGAATTTCAAAGCAATCAGCATTCAATAACATTCGTGAATACGCACTTGACACAGGTAGCATTTCAAATCTTGAGTGGAAGTTAAAGCGTAACGGTCAGGGAACTGAAACTAGTTACACACTTCTACCATCAAAGCCAGATGCAGAACCATTTGCATGGACAGGCTTTGAATTTTTCAACCTAGAAAAGGTTGTTCGTGAGGTTCCTTATCCAGAGCAAGAAGCATTCTACTTTGGATTCGACACACCTTCTGTTACCAGTACAAACATCGACTGGTAATAGATGAACTACGTAGGCTTACACGTACATACCCACTACTCCCTCTTTGACGGAATCGCTACTCCAGAAGAATACGTTG